GTCTTCGCTACGTCGCCCTCTAGGATGGATCGCCCCCCTCCCTTATAGACCGCCCTGTATAGAGCCCCCCATATAGACGCCCCTAAAATAAATAAAAAAGAGCCTTTTATTGATCTGGCAACTCTCTGGCCGGTCACTGGCTGATCACTGGCCGGGCTCTGGCCGTTCACTGGCCGACCACTGGCAAATAACTGGCCGACCTCTGGCAAATAACTGGCCGACCACTGGCCTACCTCTGGCAATTCTCTGGCCGACCACTGGCCGGGCTCTGGCCGGTCACTGGCAAATAACTGGCCGGGCTCTGGCTGATCACTGGGGCTTAACTGGCCGGGCTCTGGCCGGTCACTGGCCGGGCTCTGGCAATTCTCTGGCCTCATATAAAACCTTTCGCTTTGTTCTGCCGCTGTCTGAGTTTCTTATTATGGCATGGCGTACAGAGGTTTTGTAGATACTTCCAATCGTAGGGATCGAGCCCTTGCCGCATAAGCTCGGCTCGCTCTATTGTATGATCAGCTATAGCGCCCTTAACAATGATCCCGGCGCGCTTATGCTCAGCGCATAGCGGGTTAGCCTTACGAAAGGCTCGGCTCGTCTTAGTCCACTTAGCCCCACTATAAAAGGCCGAGGCGTCGGGCGCTCGCTTCAAATGCTTAAAGCGCTCTTGCTCGTATACCGTATGTATATCACAGTAGCCCGGCCTTTCTACGAGGGCGTTACAGCCTACCCGTCTACATATGCTCTTAGCGCTGTACATTGGTTTTGTCCTTATTGTTTATTTATTCCATTATAAATTAATATAGTGCCGGGGTGTATATTTGTCTTGTCACGATCGGCCAAATATGGCGATCCTGGTACGTATGGGGCGATCTGTCTTGTTGTCATATGAGCCCCGATAGTGACAAGACAGCGTAATAGCCATATATACCAATGGCTTATAAAGATTTGTCTTGTTGTCTTGCGTATTTCGCTCTATCCCCTATATACAGAGAGTTACTTACATACACTTACCAAATTAAAAACGCCGTTTAAAATTGTATGTAAGTAAACTTTTCTCACGTATAGATATAGCAATATACGCAAGACAACAAGACAGAGCCGTTTTTCCTGGGTTTTTAGGCCAAAAAGGGCGCTTTTTTTGTCTTGTGGCATATAAGACAGATAAGACAACAAGACAGATCGCCGTTTTTGCTCAAAAAAGGGCAAAAAAAAAGGCCATATAGATACCGCTATATACACGGCTCTATATGGCACTATTTTTGAGTTTTAATTATACGTTATTGTGATCCGGTTTTCCATTTTGTCGTGAGTAATCGACACGCCGAAAAAGGTAGCCAGAGTAAAAAATAAATCAATTATTTCCTTGCGATCGTAGCGCTTATCGTTTTTGTAATACACGACGAGCTTATAGATCAATTCCCGCAAGGGCTTAATTGAGGCTATTTTTAATACGGTTTTAAAAAATTTCATATGTATATATTCCTTTCTTGCTAATAGTGATCGTCTTGCCTTTCCGTTAGATACATAACGCAATACAGAAAGGCAAGACAAATTAAAACGAGTACGATAAAAGCCCCGATCATTTTTCGAGGCTCTTTAACGCCCTGGTAACCCACCCGCGCAAATAGCGGTACTTTTTCGGCGAGCTATAGCATAGATCAAAATACCAATCTATGCGGAACCTTATAAAGCCGTTAGGGAATTTCGGCGATCGTGCGCTTGCGGCTTCGATACCGGCTAAGGTTTTCTCGCCTATAATACCGTCTACTTTGATCCGCTTTCTACCTGAGTATATATTAACGGTGTCCTGTAGTACCCGGATAGCGCGCTTACGGCCTATATTGATCGCGAAATCAAAAAGGCTTTCGGCTACGCTCTCGTTAGCGATTTTATCACACTTAAGCGGTAGCCAAAAAGTATTAAAGTAAAACTCGGCTACGTCGGCGTCGGTTTCGTGTACCATTTGATTAGTACCGAGCGGCTTATGTTTGTCGATCGCTTTCCACCCGTCCCAATGAGGCCAAAACCGCCGCGATATACCGGCGTAAGTTTCCCGCCCCGGATCGTGAGGATCGTTAGCGTAGCCGCCCTCGTTCTGTAGCGCGTGTTGTAGCGCCGTTTCAAAATTTGCCATGATCTTATTTTCCTTTCTGGTTAAATTAAGTTTTGTTAAATCAGTAGCGTTAATATTATGGCGGCGCGCCCTCGCCTGAAAAAGTTTTACCTCTTCCCAACTCACGCCCGCCGCCCGGTTTTGGTGTCTTGTTGAAATACCCATACGCCCAACTCGTCGAGATCGTGTACGACGGGTATACCGAGCTTTTCGGCCTCTTCGGTTTCTATATCAGCCCCGGCGCTCTTGCCCGGTACTCTTAAAACCACGTCGGCACGGCTGAGCAATTCAAGATCGACTTTGATCCACGTTGCCCAGTCTCTCGGATAGACGATATGCAGAAAATGAAAAAGCAAAGGCGCGATAACACAAAAGCCGCGCCCGATCAGATCGTTTGCTACTTTCATATGTATACCGACGTTTTTACCGGCGTCGCCCCACGTATACGGGCTTGCTATGTATACTACAATCATACGCGCCCCCTGGGTGAGCGTGATCGGTTTTTTGCTTTCTCTTTTAATATAGCCTCGCGCTTGCGTTTTTCCTCGCGCTTTTTGACCATATTTTTAGCCTGTTCGGGTGTAAGGGTACGGCGTGACTTTTGGCCGCCCTTACGCCCCATTGTTTCGGGTGTCCATGTCATATTATTAACCCCCGTGGCGGTTTAGGGTATTGTTAACGCTGTACTCAGCTAAGCTCGTTTGAGCCGTTAACGTGAAATGCTCGGCGATCTCGGCTAACATACAATAGTCGGTAGCGTCGAGCGTAAATTTATCGGCTAGAAAATCAGCCAGTATCAAATATTGGGTTTGTTGCGCTTTGTTAAGCGCTCTTATGTTATCGGGCATAAGCGATCCTTTCTGGTTAAGTTATTGATGTATAGTGTAGCCCCGTGCTACTTTCGCGCCCGACATTGTTTATTGACGCTCGGGCGGGCGTCGTGGGGCTTTAGCTGTTAAGCATTTCGGCGATCTTCTTTCTTAGCTCGCGCCGCATAGCGCGGTAAGTCTTAAGCCGCTCGCGCCGCTCGGCCTCGGATATGTCTTTAGCCGTCTTAACTTTTTCGATCATATAGTTAAGCTCTAGCATAGTTAAGCCGCTCATACTTTTACCTCGCCGGTTAAGTTATACCGTGGGTTACATTTAACGGCGTACTCTTGTGTCTGTATCCAATAGGTAGCGGGCTTACCGGCGTTTTGCTTTCTGTCGTAAGCGTCGCCGATCGGCATACCCGCGAAAAGGCTTTGAAAGTTATCCGAAACAATAACGCCCGGTAACTCTACGAAAAGCCAGTACCCGTCGGTAGTAACCGGGTAAACGCCCGGCTGTACTTCTATATCGGTATACCACGCCGCACACTCGTAAAGCTTTTGGAAAACCTCGGGCTTTTCAAGCGTGTACGTGCCGATCGCTTTTCTGGTTTTTTCTATTGTTGCCATGTTTGATCCTTTCGGGTTAAGTGAATAAAAAAGGTGTAGCCCCGTGCTACTTTCGCGCCCCGATTTATTTAATGCCGCCGGGGCGGGCGGCGTGGGGCTATTTAATGGTAATCTTAAAGCCGTCGTAGTCGTACGCTTGCCGGTGTTCGCCGCATAAGTAAGCGCGGTGTACGAGCTTACCGGTAGCCGGATCGCTTACAACGGTAAGCCGTACGTCGTCGTCGTAATTGTCGTGTTCACCGTTGCGGCAAGCCGCGCAACGCTTAACTTTTACCGGCTCGGCCTTGATCGGTGTCGTGGCTTTGGCGATCGTTTCCCTAGCTAATTTAGTCATCCAACCGGGAAAAAAATTATTTTCTACGCCGTGGTTTAAATTTTCTAAAGCCTCTAATAGCTCGGCTTTAGTGGCGTTAATGGTATGCTCTTTTCTTTTTATAAATAATGCCATGTTTGATCCTTTCGCTAAGTGAATAAGAAAAGTGTAGCCCCGTGCTACTTTCGCGCCCCGTGTTATTTAGTGACGCCGGGGCGGGCGTCGTGGGGCTTAAAGATCAAGCTCGGGCTCTTTAATGGGTTTGACGTCTACGAGCGTTATACCGCGCTTGGCGAGGCTGTCGAGCTTTTCTACGCTGTCGTCGGGCTTAACTACGTACTCGATCGCCGTGGGCTTAAAAGCGGTAAAGATACCGGGCTTATACTCGTCTTTCAATTCTTGGCTACCAACGTGTCCGACGTGTTGGACGATAGCCTTACGGTGTCCGAGAAAAACCCAATGCTCTCCGATCTTAAAGTCTTTCGGCACGTTTGGTATACGCTTACTGATCCCCATTTGGGCGGCCTCTTTTCTAAAAGACTCGGGCGTATAATACTTGTCGCCGATCCACATAAGCCCGGCCTTACCTTTGAGCGTAGAGGCCATAGCGCAAACCTGGGTAAGCCCCATACACTGAGGGCAAGCGGGCGTATTCTTTTCTACGAGATCGAGCAAGAGCCTACCGGGCTCGATCCACTGAAAAGAGCGTGTAGCCTTTACGCCTTGATAACATACCGGGCAAACGTGCAAAGGCACGGGTAAACACGGTACGGCGACGCTAACGCCCTCGGTTACCATATAGAGGCCGCCGGGCTTGCGGTAGCCGCAACCTCTTTTAGCCTCGTTTCTTATTTCTATTGTTGCCATGTTTGATCCTTTCGTTAATTGTGATTGGTGTATAGTGTAGCCCCGTGCTACTTTCGCGCCTCGCTTTATTTTATGTCGCCGAGGCGGGCGACGTGGGGCTAGGCCGAGTACCGGGGCAAAAAGCAATTTAAAAGCTCTCCGGTATACCGATCAAGGTTTGAGATAATACCGCAAACGTCGTGCAGAAAATCAAAATTAGGCGCGGCCAGTAAATCGGAAAGCCGCAAGCCTACGCTGTTATGTACTACCTCTATGTCCATCATAATAGACATATGATCACGCTTAACGGTCTTAGTCGCCCGCTCGGCGATCTTGGCGATAATGCCGTACTCGTCTTTTGTTGTTTTCATTTCGTTCCAATTAATTGCCATGTTTACCTCGTTGTTAATTGTGATTGGTTGAAAGTGTAGCCCCGTGCTACTTTCGCGCCTCGCTTTATTTTATGTCGCCGAGGCGGGCGACGTGGGGCGTTAAGCTACTGTAAAAGAGCGTGTAATAATAAACACGCCTACGCCTTTATTAGTTTCGGCGTTGCTGTTAATGATCCGGCTTTCGACTTTGCCTTTGTAAGTCGAGGGCTCTAAGGCTAAAACGCCGTCGTAGTTACATATAAATAAATCTTCTTCGACGCTCAGCCTGATCATTCTACCCGGCGCTAACTTTACGTTGATAGCCTTTAAAGCGGCGCGGCCTCTAATCTCTTTATTTATTGTGTATTCTTTTACTGCCATGTTTACCTCGTTGTTAAGTTAAAAGTGTAGCCCCGTGCTACTTTCGCGCCCCGATTTATTTATAGTGACGCCGGGGCGGGCGTCGTGGGGCGTTATCCGGTGTACTTAGTACTTAAACCTTGCCATTTTTCAAGCTCGGCTAAAACCTCGTCGAGCCGGTCTTTAAGACTTGCGTATTTTTCGAGCGCTAAAAATTCTAATACGTTAGCCTTAGTATATACGTGCCGCATATGTCGCGTAACATACTCAGCCGGTAAGTCTAAGTCGTTTTCGGCGTCGTTTATAAGGTTATGTATTGGCCTAAGCCTTTTCATTTCCAAACACCGCGCTACGTTTTTCTCGTGGCTACGGAAAGCCCGATCTATGGTATCACAAGCCTCTTTTAAGGTACTGGCCGCCGGGTAGCTATCGTTAAAATAAACTTTAACGTGTTCACTTTGGCGGCTGATTTTCCAATGGGATTGGTTAGGCGTAAAATCCTTATGCCCGCCCCAACGGCTGTTAACCTTAACGATATTGCAAGCCCGGTACTCGTAGCCCTCGGCTGTCTTTATCATTTCGCCATGTTCTGTATTTATTGTTGCCATGTTTACCTCGTTGTTAATTGTGATTGGTTAAAGTGTAGCCCCGTGCTACTTTCGCGCCTCGCTTTATTTAATGTCGCCGAGGCGGGCGACGTGGGGCTTATGAGTATACTACGTCGAGTAGCTTTAACGGCGCTTTGAGTACGCCGTTATCGCCTTTCCAATCGGCGGGTATATTCCAAAGGCAATAGTATTGTTTATTGCCGGTGTTTTGAATAAAGAAAACCGGCGCGGCGTTGGCCTTGCCTTGTGCAAAGCGTTTCGCCTCGCGGTATTTTTTAAAACCATTTTCCGGTAATATCATTTTGTACCTCGCTGTTATTGGTTATCCGTTAATAATGAAATCGACGGCCTCTTTTTCAAACTTGTTGCCCTCGCGGTTTCCGGCGGCTACGTCGATCAAGTCGTTAGTAACTTGCCGTACGTACTTAGCGTTAAATTCTCTTTTTACCCACGCCTCGATTTTTTCGGGTAGTGTTGCCATGTTTACCTCGTTGTTAAGTGTTAGAGTTTCGTCTTAATTCTCAAAGACTTGTCAAGGAAACTTAGTAGCGGTTTCCGACTCTCCCGAAGTGGCTTTTTTAGCTCTCTCTGTTTTCGTATCCGGTACGGGTTCGCGGATTTTCGGGCTAGGAATTTCTCTCCCCTTTCCCGTCGATTAGTTTAGTCGTCTATTCGTTACCGTCCTTAGTTGAGTAAATTTTCAATCGCGATTCTCGCAAGGCTTAAGAGCGTTACGAAAGTCGAGAAGTTTTTAATAATGAAGTTCATACTATAATTATACTATCATAAGCGCTTATGTTCAAGGGATTTTCGTAATTATTTTCGCGGTTTTTGAGCTAAAAACGGCGATTTTTAAAAAAAGTTTGGGGCTCGATCCTTTTTATAGGAAAAAAGGCTCATTTTTTAATCTGGCTGTAAAGCTCTCTGAGCTTGGCCGCGTCGCTCGGGGTTTTGTCGGGGTGATAATAAACGTATTTCCTGGTAGCGCTGTCGATCCTGATCTGTACGCTATGGTAGCCTTTATCTACGAGCATACGGCGAAACCGATCGCGGCTCATACCGACGGCGGCTATATCGTCGCTGTACTTATCCAACGCCTCGGCGGCGTAGTCATAATCGAAAACCTGGGGCGCTTGTTCCAATAGCCAAGCGTCGAGATCAGCGCCGCCGATACCGACGGTAGCGTTAACGATCTGTACTTTCGTAAGCGTCTTTGGCGCTCGCTTAAAATTGCCCTCGTCTACCGGGTACGTCTTGAGGTATTTAAACAGCGCCGATATATTAAGCTCGTCTTTTTTCCACGCTATGATCTCGTCGATCTCTTTATTGTTAAGCGGGCGGCTCGCGCCTCGCATAGCATATATACGCCGCTCGTTAACGTCGCGCAACGGTAGCGCGTCGAGGTTATTAGAGAACATAAGAAAGTTAGCGTAGACGTGGGCGGTATAGCTGTCTTGGCCTTTCGCCTGAATATTGGCGACGGTATCGGCTAAAAGGCTTTTCATTCTTTCCCATATTTGAAACTTGCGCGCCCCGGTGTTAGCCTTGATCTCTTGGATAACGGCGATCAAACACTTATCTAAAAAGCCGTTAAACCGTCCCTCTATGTCGTCGGGGCTAACGTCGTGGGTATTGTGGCCGCCTACGAGTAGCCGCAATATATCAAAAAGAATACCGCGCCCCGTGCCGGTTATCGGTGTTATATTAATTGGCGTTACAAACGATCGTACCTCGGGGTTTTGTATTAGCCGGGCTAACCATTGTATGATCCATTTCCTTTCGCTATCCTCGGGGAACAAATGCCGGATCAGATTTTTAAACGGGGCTAACCGCTCTTTATAGTCGGGTATGTCGTCGGGGTGGGGCGGGAAATAAAAGTTATTTATGTATAGCGTATCGTCGTCGTAGCTATTGGGGCGCGGGCAAAACCTTGGCTTTCCTGGTTGATAAGTATAGCCCGCGTACCGGCGTACGTTGCGGCTGTTCTGCCAAGCTATTACCATAGGCTCGGTAGCCTCGTTACCGAGTACGTCGGTATAACGGTGTATATAGCCGCTGTTCTGCTCTTTGAAAGCGCGTAGGGTATGCCGCCGGGCTTTGTGGATCGGTACTCCGGCGTCGTGTACCTCTGAGCTTTCCGCTAACTCTACCATAACGTAGCGCTTTTCCCAATCCGAGAGCTTTTTACTTTTCTGTACGAGCGTCGGATCGTCTATCTTTTTGGTAGCCTCGTTATACATTTGGATCACCGTGGCAAAGGTGATCGGGTTACCGCCGTACGTGTTAGCCGCCCACGACGGCCAACGGGCGTTAATCTCGTCGTAGTCGTAGGCTACGCTATTCTCTGACCACTCGCGGAAAATTTCCTTACCCTCGTCGCTACCGTTGTATTGGTGGAAAAGCGCCATACCTACCGAGCGCCACGTTAATTCGCTCTCGTCGGGGCTCAGCGCGGCCAGTATCGATCGGATTCTATCCGTATCTATATTGAGGGCGGGCTTGTAATTCTCGAAAGCCGTAGCGCCTTGTATAGTGCCGTCGGGCGCGAGGCCGCCAACGCGGGCGCGTGATCTACCCTCGCTCATTTTAAGCCACGTATCCGGGGCTATGCTTTCAAAGTATTGGAAAAGAGCGGCGATCTTCTTACCGGTCAAACATGGCAATAAATCGGCGTCGTATGAATGAAGATCGCCGCCTTTCCAAATATAAGGTTTTTTCGTGCCGGGGTGTATACCATAAGCGACCCATTGTTGGCCTTTGCCCTTGATCTCTATTTGGTGGGTAACGCCTAAATCATCCTCATACTTGGCGCTATTATCAGCGCCGAGGCCGCCGGGCGGCGCGGCACAAGGGATCAATACTCGCGGCGCGTTGCCGGTACGGATCGGGGTTTCGCCTATGTTCTCTTTACACCACGCTACGAGCTTATCGACTACCTCGCGGTCTTGTACGTCTATGTCAATACCTGGGTTAAACTCACCGAGTACACCGAGGCCGCCGTAATAGCGGCTCGTCGCCCAACTCTCTACGTCTTGTAGTGTTGCCCTAAGCTGAGGCCATGCTTTCTTAGCCGGGTACTTTTCCCCGGCCTTAATTGGTACAAGCATATAACGAGCCGCCACTAAGGCCGCGCCGTGTAGTTTTTTATAATTCGTCGTCGCCATGTTTTAACTGTTCGGTTATTTTCTGACAAAGTAAGCCGCAAGAAATATCGGGTAGCTTTAAGCCGCGCCCCATATCCGGGGTAAGCTCGTCGAGAAATACGCGTATACGTTTCTTACCCTTGTAACGCTTGTTAATGGCCGCGCCTTTGGGCTTGCCAGTTTTCGGATCGATCGCGCCGATCGCCCGCTCTAACTTTGCCATACGGTTAAACTGTTCGGGAAAATCAATTTTTATTTTATTCCAGTACGCAAGGCTCGCGGCCTTACAGCACGGTACGCAATTATTATTAGGGTAACCGAGTTTATAAAGCTCGGGTATCTCGATCCCGGCGCTGTCTATTATAGATAAGCACGTAGCCTTATCGATCCCGTGTTCTATGAGCGGCCAATAGCAATTAAGCTCGGGGTTATTGTACTCGAAACGCGTAGCCCGCGCTACCTCTTCCGAGGTAAAGCCGTATATATGTATATCGTCGGGGCGCTCGAAAGCGTGGCGTAACGCTACCTTTAAGGCAAGCGTACACGGCGCGCCCTGGACACCCGATAAATACTTTTTGCTTTCCCATACGTGCCAAGTATCGCGGTACTTATCCGACCTCAGTACGGTAATATCAGTATCGATCCAATCCTGTACGTCGATCAAAAATCGATCGTTGTCGGGGTGTTCGCTTCGGGTATCGCAATATACTACTAGCGTGTCGGGGTTTTCTTTAACCGCGATCTTAGCGGCCACGGCTGAGGCCGCGCCGCACGAAAACCAAACGAGCCTACGCACGTTTTACGCTTTTAGCTTTGGCCGCCTCTTTCTTGGCGAGCGGCGTAACAATTTCGATCATTTTTTCCATAGCGTCGCCGTTACTCCGACAGCCGTAAACGCCCTTTATAAATAAAAAGGCTTTTTCGTGGCCGTCGGATATATCGCCGTACACCCTGATCTTATCTTGTGGCATTTTATACCCTTTCGGTTAAAGGTTACTTAAACCATTTTTCATTTATGTTAACTCTTATCTTATGCCCTCTAACGTCCAAAGCGCCGGTATACGGTAACATTATTACCGCGTATATCTCGCCGCTATATACATCAAACTGTACGTTATGTAACAAAACTTTATTACCGCGAAAGGCGCTAAGCGGGTAATTTTTTATTGTCGGGATCACGGCGGCAACGCCGTTAAGCTCGCTTAATTTCATATTTATTTTACGGGCTCGATCGCGTATGCTGTCTACCTCGGCCTTTACGGCTCGGAATTTATCGATCATAATTTCCCCTATTTTAAAACAAAATACAGCTTTTTGGTAAAATACACTACTTTTAGGAGATTTGCAACAAAAAATTAATTTATGGGTTTTACGCTTTTCTATTGACATGGACAGGCAAGCGGTTATATTATCAGAAAAAGCCTAAAATTGTATGAAAGCCGAAAGTCTAAAGCCTTACGTATTTAATAGTATTATACGCCGCAAAATTGCCGCCGCTTATTATTCGATTTTAAATATTATTCCATTTACACCAACCCACAACAGAAAGGATCATAAAATGAATATAGAAAAGAAAGCCGAGGCGCTCTTAGAGGCCGCCACAAATTTAATTAATGCCGTTACCGAAATGGTAAAAGGCCAAACCCCGGCGACAACCGCCGCCGCCGCGCCGCCCGCGACGGAAAAGAAAGCCAGTAAAAAAGAACTGGCCGAAATTAAAAAGCTCGCAAAGGCTAAAGCCGGTAGTGTGCTTAAAGACCTGGGTAAAGCGGCGCTCGGTACGTTGCTCGGAAATTTCGACGCTAAAAAATTCAGCGACATTAAAGGCGAGGCCGCCGACTTTCAAAAATTCATAGACGAGGCCGACAAAATGATCGCCGACAAAAAAGACGACGACGATCTTTTAGGTACGGGCGACGACGTGGCCGATAAAAAAGAGTACACTTTAGAAGATGTTAAAGCGGCGCTCTTGAAAATCAATAACGCCGAGGGATTAGGCCGCGAGGTTACTAAGCAAATACTCGCCGATCTCGGTGTCGCCCGGTTAGGTGAGCTTAAGGCCGACAAGTTTAACGCCGCTATGGAAAAAGCCGAGCAAGCCTTAACCGACGCTATGGGTAAATAATGGCTGAGGATCACGCGACATTATCAGCGAGCGGCTCGGCTAAGTGGTTAGCTTGTCCGGGCTCGCTCGCCCTTGAGGCTTTAATAGGTGAGCCCGATACGGGCAGTATTTACGCCGACGAGGGTACAGCCGCCCATACTCTTTTAGAGCGATCGCTGAGGCTTAACCGAGCCCCGAGCGCGGTACTGGGGAAAAGTATAACGGTAAGCGGCAACGGCAAGCCCGATCGTATGATCGACGTTACGCAAGAAATGGTAAACGCCGTCGAGATAGCGATCGAGTATATCCAACGCATACAAGCCCGTAATACTTTCTTAGAGCAACACGTAGACTATAGCCATATAGCGCCGGGCGGCTTTGGTACAGCCGACGTATTATTAGAGGTATACGAAAAGCTCGCGCCCGGTATGCGGGTTAACACGCTTTACGTGATCGATTTCAAATACGGCAAGGGCGTAAAAGTCGAGGCTTTCCAAAATAGCCAAGGTATGTTATACGGCCTCGGCTCGCTTAACAGCCTCGATCCGCTTTTCGACATGGATATAGAGCGCGTCGTTATCGTTATTATTCAGCCGCGTATGGATCATATAGACGAGTACGAGATCAGCGTAGACGATCTAAAGGTTTGGGCTATGGAAGAGGTAAAGCCGAAAGCCGAGCAAGCCGCTAACCTCTACGAAATCGTACAAGGCGATCCCGAGATCGAGCTTAGCCCCGGCGCTTTTAATCCGACGCTCAAAGGCTGTAAGTGGTGTCAAGGTAAGCGGCTGAATAAATGCAAAGCCGTAGCCGCCGCCGGTTTCAGCGCCGCCGTCGAGGGTTTCGACGATCTCACGGCTGAGGAAAAAACCGATCTACCCTCGGTAGAGGTTAAGCCCGAAACGCTACGCGATCCGGCCTTTCTTGACAGCGCCGATCTCGCGTCCATATACAAGCGTATGGCCGTGTTTAAAAGCTTTCTCGACGGCCTTACCGACGAGATAGCCAGTAGATTAAAAGCCGGTGAGCGCGTACCTGGGTTAAAGCTCGTACCAACTAAGGGTAATCGGGCTTGGCTTGGCGACATCGAGGCCACGATCAAGGCGCTACGTACCGCCGGGCTACAGAAAAAGCACTACGAAAAGATCGGCCTCATTTCCCCCACCGAAGCCGAGAAATTGATCAAAGAGGTTAAGCCGACGACCTACAAGCGCCGGTACAAAAATCTGGAAAAGGTAGCCATACATAGACCCGACGGCAAAGACAAGATCGTAGAGGTAGACGTAGAGGCCGCCCCGGAGATCGACGACCTGTTAAGTTAGGGCAACAATGAGGAAACCAAATAACGACAGCTACCGAAACCAACGCCGCATAGCCCGCAAGCGAAAAGCGCGAGCGCGGATCATACGGGCGAGCGGCGGCGGCAAAGGTGAGCAAGAGGCAAAATTTAAGCGCGGCTTATTGGCTACGCTTTTTCCCTTTCTCGCTAGTACAAAGCGGGAAAATTTACAACCCACTAACCTAAAACCGAAAGGATAAAGCATTATGGGTAAACATATCATAATTAAAGAGGCGCGTTGTAGCTTTCCAAGGCTGTACGGCGCTGAGGTACGCGACGGCGATACGTTCGGCTGTGGCATAGCCTTAATACTGGAAAAGGAAAAACACGCGGCGGCGCTGTCCGAGATCAAGGCCGAAATGAGAACGGCGATCGCGGAAAATTCAAAGCTCAAAGCTAACCCGCCCTCGGGCGATCGGCTTTGCCTTAAACAGCCAGATCGCGACGAGCTTAAATACTTAGAGGGTAACTTAATCCTCAAGGCTAACAGCCCGCGAGCCCCGATCGTACTTAACCCCGACGGGCGTACGGTTATGACCGAGGCAACCGATAAAATATATAGCGGCTGTTATGTTAACGCCAAAGTCGAGATATGGGGACAAGCCAACAAGTACGGGCGGCGGGTTAACGCCAAGCTGATCGCCGTGCAATATGTACCCAAAGACGCGGAAAGCTTCGACGGTTCTTACGTGAGCCCTGCCGAGGCCGTAGAGGGTTTCGAGAGCTTAGACGATACGCCCGACCTGGGCGGTGTTATGGGCGACGAGAGCGCGCCTACCGACGATCTCTTAGCCTGATATTATCGCGACGCCCACGGGCTCAGCGCTACGGGATTCTCTGCTTTTTTCTTACCCGTAGCGCGGGCGTCGCCCTTTAACCTACAAGGGGAATTTTGAAACGCAATAAGACCATACATTTTAAAGCCGACTTTTATACGACGCTATGCGGTTACCCGCTGTACGATAAGAACGGAATTAAAACCGATTGCCGGGCTACCGGGTATTGGAAGTTTGTAACCTGTCAAAACTGTATTAAAAAGCTACCCGTAACCGGCGCGGATAATGACAGCGACGAATAAATTATACCTCGACTTTGAAACGTACAGCGAGGCCGACTTAAAAACGATCGGCGCGTGGGCGTATTCTAAACACCCGAGTACAGAGGTATTAATGGCCGGGTATGCTTTCAACGACGACGCCCCGGCCATATGGCTACCGGGCGATCCCGAGCCCGACTTTGTGGCCGCTATCCATGCAGGATCGCCGCCATTTCAGATCGTGGCGTGGTATCTATTTTTTGAACTATCGATCATGGCTAATGTATTAAAGTGGCCGGTACTCGCGCCAAAGTATTACGCTGACGCCGCCGCCAAGGCCGCCGCGTTAGCGTTGCCGCGTACCCTCGACGGCGCGGGCGTGGCGCTCGGCCTCGGGGTAGAGGCGGCCAAAGACAAGGCCGGTAAAAACCTGATCAATATATTTTCTAAGCCTAAAGCCAGTATGAAAAAAGCGACACGCGGCCAACTGATAAGGACACGCCCGCAAGACGAGCCGGAATTATTCAACAATTTTAAAGAGTATTGTAAACGCGACATAGTAGCCGAGCGTAACATAGATAAGCTTTTGCCCGAGCTACAAGACCGTACCCGCAAGCTATGGGAATTAGACCTTGAGATCAATTTACGCGGTGTACGGTTCGACATGGCCGCCGTAGATAACGCGATCGCTACCATAGACATAGCGCGCAAGCGGGCGGCTGAGCGGGTGAGCGACGCTACCGCCGGGCTACTGGAAAACATAGCGAGCCGTAACCAATTTCTCGGATACATGGAAACGATCGGCGTTAACCTGGAGAACGCCCAAAAGGAATATTTAAAAAGGGAAGTCGAAAAGCTCGGCGATACTGAGGCCGCCGAGATCATACGGCTACGACTTGAGGTATCGCGATCCTCGCTCGCCAAGTACGACAAGCTTACCGGGATCGTAGACGAGAGTAACCGCGCCTACGGCCTCTTACGTTTCCACGGGGCGAGTACCGGGCGCTTTTCCGGTAACCTCTTCCAACCCCAAAACCTACCGAGAAAATCTTTAGACTTGCCCGACCTTTGTATAGAGCTATTACAGTACCGCGATCCCGAAATGATCGATCTACTTTTCGACAACTGCTTACGGGCGATCTCGCTTTGTTTGCGCGGCATGATCACGGCCTCGCCCGGTAACCGGCTTGTCGTTTCCGACTTTAGCCAGATCGAAAGTCGGGTTTTAGCGTGGCTTGCGGGCGACCTGGGTAAGCTTGAGGCGTACAAAAAGCGCCTCGACATATACAAGGTAAACGCGGCGGCGGCTTTTAAAGTAGGCTACGACGACGTTACCAAAGAGCAACGACAGATCGGAAAAGTGATCGAGTTAGCTTGCGGGTATCAAGGCGCGTTAGGCGCGTTTCAAGAGTTTAGTAAAGTGTACGAGGTAGTAATACCCGACGACGACGCCAAGCGGCTGATCAATAATTGGCGTAAGGCTAACCCGAAAATAACGAGCTATTGGAATAACATTGAGGCCGCCGCTGTTAAGGCCGTGGCTGAGCCGGGATCGATCCAAAAGATACGTAACGTAGGCTACCGTATGGTAGGCTCGGGAAACCGGTCTTTTTTATTTTGCATACTGCCAAGCGGGCGGCGTATCGCTTACCATAAGCCCCGGCTAATCGAAAGCAAATTTGATAAATATCAAGTCGAGTATATGGGCGTTAACTCAATGACAAAAAAGTACACGCGGCAACGTACCTACGGCGGCAAGCTCGTAGAGAACATAACGCAAGCTACCGCCGCCGATTGTATGATCGACAAAATGATCGAGATCGACGCGGCGGGCTACCCGCTTGTACTCACGGTACACGACGAGCTAGTAGCCGATACCCCGAAAGGCCGGGGCTCGCTCGACGAGTTTAACGAGATAATGGAAACCGTCCCGCCCTGGGCGGCGGGCTTGCCCGTGGCCGCCGACGGGTACGAGGCTTACCGCTATAAAAAATGAATAACGAAACCGATAATTATAAGATCGTCGATAGTTTGGGTAACGTGTTCGTAACCTATAACGACTACAACAAGGCCGATCAATTCTGGACTAACAGCCGTAAGCGCGGCGTAGAGGTATTTATAAAAACCAATAAAGGAAAGGATCAAAAATGAAATGGGTACTTATCGCTATGATAATTTTAATAGGCTGTATAGCCGACAGCGTAAACAGTACGAGCGCGAGCGACTACAGCGTACGCTATATAGACGGGTGCTATTATATCATAACTACCGGCGGCGGGATCACGGCTCGGGTTAATCAGCCGAGCGGGTGTACGGAATAATGGCCGGTAAGCAAGACGTAGAAACGCCCGACGTATTTTTTAAAGCTGTCGAGCGATACTTTGGCGTAACTTTCGAGTACGACATGGCCGCCGACGAGCTAAACGCCAAGTGTAATAATTTTTTCACCGAGGCCGACGACGCGCTTAATATGGATTGGCCGCTTAATACTTGGCTATGGCTTAACCCGCCTTTCGCCCGGCTCGGTAATTGGGTGGATAAGGTATACGAGCAAGCCCGGCGCGGCTGTAACATAATTACCATATGGCCGCTATCGGGTGATCAAAACCAGATCGTTACGTGGAACTACGCGAGCGTCTACGTAGTACACGGGCGTATATGGCCGCTCGTACGTGGGTGTATGCTTTGCGTATGGAGTGAAGATCGTAACGGCCAAGTTATCGCCGGGCTAGATTGGAATAAGAAAACCTTGTTAAAAAACTGGCGGGTATACCATTGAAAGAGGCGCTTATAGAGGCCGACGGCGTTAAGTGGGCAAAGGATCGCGGTTGGCTTGTTTATAAATGGAGTAGCCCCGGTAACCGTGGCGTACACGATCGGTTACATTTTAAAAACGGCTGTACATTTTCTATTGAGTATAAAACTACCGGCCTAAAGGCCACGCCGCTACAATACGAAACGGCTAAGAAATTAAAGCGCGCCGCGATCCCGTGCCGGTGCTGTGATAGCGTAACCGACGCCCGCGAGTTTATCGATCTTATGGATAACATAGCCGGGCAAGACGATCCGATCTTTGATCTCATACTGGCTAGTACCGATCTAACAAGCTTTTATATATGAGCGCCCGGTTTTCGTTATCCGATTTACGCCAATCCCAATTAAGCGTAACCGAGTTTATAATTAATACCCCGGCTTGCGCGTGTTTCTCGGCTATGGGTTTCGGCAAGACGGCGGCGGTAACTACAGCGATCGAAAAGCTCTTTAGACTTGGCGCGGTAAAGCGGGCTCTAATCGTTACGACCTTGCGGGTAGCTCGGCATACGTGGCCGGAAGAGTTAGCCGAGTGGCGGCATACGAGCTATTTAAAATTTAAGGTAATCACGGGCGGCGCGGGCAAGCGGTTAGCCTCGGCTCGGGGCTCTGAGGAAATCCATATTATTAACGTCGAAAATTTCGTATGGCTTGCCGAGCGAGCCGGTAAGCGTTGGCCGTACGATATGGTAGTATTTGACGACGCCGAGGGCTTTAAATCCGCTACCCGGAAAACAACCCCAAATAAGGCCATTTGCGTACACGCGGATCAATGCCCGCTATTTTTGCACGAAAAGAGCGGCCTTTGCCAAGAAAGCCCGTTTTGTGGCGATTTTCGCAAGGGTACGTACTCGGATTGGTGTATTATGCCCTGCCGGGATTTCGCCCCGGTTCGCACGTCGTTAAAAGCCTGTATAACGCTCTGTAAGGCTTTCGAGCCCTCCCCACCCCGGTACACGCGATTTGGCGCGCTATGCGCTCTGAGCCCCCAAATAGGCCGTATAATCCACCTCACGGGTACGCCCTCAAATAAGGCGCTTTTAGACCTTTGGCCGCTCATTTTCACCCTGGACGGCGGTAAGCGGCTCGGGCGTACCTATACCCAGTATAAAGCCAGATTTTTCAACCGCTCACATAATGGCTTTTCGTGGGATTTAAAGCCGGGCTCTGAGGCGGCCATACACGCCGCTATAAAGGATATTTGCATAGCCGTACAAAGCGAGGCTGAGGCCGAGTTACCGGCCTGTAGCCACGTAGAGCGCGCCGTAGAGCTACCGGAAGAGGCCGCCCGGCTGTATAGGCAATTTGAGCGCGATCTTGTGCTGAATATCGAAAACGAGGGCGAGATCGTGGCCGCTAATAATGGGGTACTCGCGGGCAAGCTTTTACAGGTTTGCGGCGGCGCGGTGTATACCGGTGAGGGTAAAGAGTGGGTAGCTATCCACGACGAGAAATTTAAGGCGCTCGACGATATTCTTTTAGAGTACGCTACCGAGCCCGTATTAGTGGGCTATAATTTCGGCCACGAATTGATCCGGCTTAAAGAGCGCTACCCCGAGGGGATCGATATACGGGATCGTAAAGACGCGGTACACGCTTGGAACGCGGGCGACTTGCCGCTTATGTTTGTACACCCCGGATCAGCCGGTCACGGGCTCAACCTACAGCGCGGGCGCGGGCGTTGCCTGGTATGGCTTGGCCTTAATTGGCGGCTCGACTACAACAAACAATTAAATAAAAGGCTCTACCGATCCGGCCAACGCCGCGAGGTTTTCATTTATTACCTGATAGCCAAAGGCCGCGCCGACGTGCGGCTTATGCAAGGCGTCGCTAAATATGATTGGACACAACAACAACTTTTAGAGGCAGTAAAGCGCGACGCTAAATTAAACGCCAATGCTTAAAAAATACAAGGCGCTACAGTGACAAAGTACGAGCTGAGGCTATGCCGATTTTTCACAAAGCGTTTTACTGTAGCCGATCGTCGTAAAAGCCCGGTACTCTTATTGTAATATCTCCGGCGCTTAGTGTCATAATCGCCACGTTAATCGTACGCGCCGCCGGGATCATAATTGATCCATATAAAGAAACCTCGCCGGAATCCGGCGTATTACCAGAAAAATAATTATGAGCCGCCACTACCTCGCCGTCTAAGATACCGCCATTCTGAAAATTTGACGGTACGCTATAATGGCCGCCAAAAGACGAGTAAATACCGATAGCCCAAATATCGTGATCGCCTGTTATATTAATGTCGGCTCGTACGTCACGCGCCGGGGTAGCGTAACCGTAAGGCGACTCTTGTAACGATATCGAGCCATAGCTGTTATTTACAAGATCGTCCGTTACGCCGCGAGTAGTGGGTAAGCTACTGTCGGGATTAATGTACACGCGATCGCCGGTACTCCAACTCTCGCAAATATCGAAAGAGCCTTGATCACCCGCCGCCGCCGTCTTAAAACAATTTATGTACCGCTTTTTCGTATATATGCCGCTACTTACATTTGTACCGCTCGGGTTATCGTCGATCATTATTTCGACGTTGCCAGTAACCGGATCGAGAATTGCAAAAATATAATACCACGTATACGCGGCCACGGTAACCGCCGAGGCTACGCCGCCTTTATCCGCGCCGCTACCCTGTACCCACGACGTAAGATTTTTAACTATGTTCGTATCCTGCCGGATAGGGAAACCGTCGGAAGAGTACGCCGACCCTGGTAAGATCGTTAGTACGCCGTCGTAACCCGTGCCGCCGGTATTATCCATAGTATAGCCAAAGCCTTGTACGCGCCTAAAGTTAGCGTCGCGGTTTGCCGATACGTTAGCCTCGATCCGGTTTAAATCCTCATACCCGATCCCGTCGTTACTATCCCAATCGGTTTTTGGTGCTGTCCAATAATTAGCCATTAGTCTACCTCGCGCCTTAAGTTTGTTTGAGCCTCTAAATATCCGGCGTATTTAATAGTCTGTCTTTTAATTGTGAAATTAGTTTTTGTTTCCACGGTGTCGCTCTTAAACTCGACGACCTCTAAGGTATCGCCAATAGATACAAGCGTGGAAAAATGCCAAGTAAAATTACCGTCGTTACGTAGCTCGCCGTAAAACTGTATAAGCTCGTCGGCTAACTCGCGGGCTTGATCCGCTGTCTTTATTAATTGGTTACCGGTAAGCTCGTACTCTCTTACGCCAAATATTTCCACGCTCTCGGCGTTATTGGCTGTCGTCTTTGTGTTCTCTTCCAAGGTGTACGGCGTACCCGTGGCCGTTACTTTAAACGTGTCGCCTGGGTTACCGGTTACGACTATATCAGCGCCGTTAGCGTACGCGTTTACGCTTGTTAGAGTAGCCGCGCCGGTTTCCTCGGCGAGAGCTACGACGGCGGTACTGGCTATAATCGGTTTACTACTCCAACTTATGTATAGCTCTAACTCAGTAGCGCCCGCCGGTATCTCGAAAACCTCGGCGCTACTGTATATACTCGTATCTTCCTCGCCCTCGACGTACTCAATAAAGCCGACGCGTACCGTATTTACAAGCTCGTCTATTTTCGGCTCGCTCTGGAAATTAAAGTATACGTCCATACCGATTTTTTGATACTCTTCTAACCCGGCGGTAACTACGTCGAGCCGCGAGCCGACAACTAAGACGCCCTCTTTATTTACGTACGTGTACGATAGCGTAGCCTCGGCAATATCTTTTAGTATTTCCAAATAGCTTTTATTTTCAAAGGCGATATTATCCCAAACGATCGCCGCCGTGTCGTCGCTTACCGTCCAATCTAAAGAGGGTATTTCATTTTTAGCCTCGGTTAGTACCTCGTTAATTATGGCCTCTACGGTGTCGCTGTAATTGAGGCTCTTTAAAAAATCTATCTGGCCTAACTGGTAAGCCACGTCGTACGCTGTCGTCGTGGTTACTTGGCTGTCGTAACTGCTGATCCAATCCTTAGACCAATAAACGCCGTAGGGCATATAGCCGATCTTTTCCCCGGCCACGGTTTCGACTATGTACCCGTCCACGTCGCCCGATTGATCAGCCGAGCCCACGGGTAAAATAAAGCCTAACCATACCCGTATTTTACGCCCCGAGCGTAAGACGTTTACGTATACGCTATCGGTGTTACCGTGGCTGAAACGCCGATCCGTATTGAGTAAAGCTAAGTCTAACTCGTTGGCCGATACGTTACCAATCGGTACGATCCCCGTGTCGCTGTTCGACTCTTCCAATATGCTAAGCTCTACTATATCGTCGGCCTTGTATACCTCGATAAACGCGGTGCTAAACTGTATAATTTTTACTACGGTATCGGCCTTACTCCATTTTCCGATCTCAAGCTTAACGGCGGTAACGTCGGCTACGGGTGTAAAGCTCGTAGTATAGACGCGCTCGGTATTTCCCACTACGTTAATAGTCGTAGTACCCGCCGCGTGAGTTAGTATTATGTCAAAGTCTACCGGGTACTCGGCGTATTTACTATCGCCCGCTATGGTAATAGCCGCGTAAGGCCGGGCGACGTGGGTAAATTGTATATAGGGCTTTGTAGAAAAATCGCCCGATCCGTCGCTTACCAAATCCGATCCATACCAACCCATTTGAGGCTCGGCGTCTAGCTCGGGGCAAGCGTAAAAAGTACCGTCGGCTTTTAAGTCGTCGTGTATATACGCCCACTTTTGGCCGCTCTCGGTCTTGCCGTTGTATAATTGGCCTACGTCGTTAGCTACCCCGGCGCGGTCTATGCGGTTAACGTCGTTAGAGGTTATAACGCGGCTCAAGTCGCTGAATGTATCGCCCCACGTTATTTCGACCATAGCGCGAGGGCAACGTAGATCGGCGGTAGCCGCGTCTATAAAGTCGCTCGTATATGGTACACTTGATCCGCCCTGGTAAACTCTATTAATACCGCGCCAATAAGACGCGATACTTTTATGCTTTGGGCTTGACCAATTTAGTAACATTTAGCTTTCGGTTATAAAAGTAATTATTGTAGCCTCGCAACCCGTCGCGGTAAATCTAAAAGCCCCAGTATCGCCGTTAACGTCGGCGGCGGCTATGTCGATCTTATACGCGCCGTTACTTATCTCGGTAGCCGGGGTATTTACCATAGGCGTAAACGCGCCGCCGTTAAGCGATTTTTGAGCGGCTACCGTTTTACCCGTGGCCGGGTTTCCGGTAGTCGCGTCGATCATAATAAAAGTATAATTAGCTACCGCCGTATTTTTCTTAAGCGTCGGTATATGCCCGGCGGTAGCGTCGGTTAAAGATATGTCTGTAGCGTCGTTCGTAACTACGATCGCGCCGCTCACGCGTACGGTAGCCGTAGCCGAGTTACACGTACTATCTAATATTACCTCGCCCTCGCCGGATATTTCCAAGCTGTCGGTAGTGAGCATATTCTTAACAGTTAAGCGCCCGGAAAAGCCCGAGATTACTACCGAGGTTATACCGGGATCAGCCGCCGAGCTATTTTTAAAATCAAGTACCGCGCCGCCGTCTACGGTCTTAAGCCCGGCCATAAAATAATTACCGTTTTGGTTTAGGTGTACGATCCCGGTAAAAATACAATCGCGTATTACCGCCCTCGGTAAATCCATACCGGCGGCCTTTCCGATCCGACAATCTTTAAAAGTAGTCCACCCCGAGCCCGCCGTTACCGTTACTACGCTGTCGTTTATATCGAGCCCCGTAAAGCTTACATTTTCGCGGCTTACCGAGCCCAGATCAATTTGGGCTAAAGAATCCGAAATAAAATCATAACCGGCGTAGCTTGACGTAGCTAAGTCTATAGCCGTAGCCCTGTTTAAAAGCCGAAATCTTTTAAGGCCGACAGCGGCGGCTATACTTGCGGCGTTACCGAAAGCCGAGCAAGGCTTAGCCGGTATACCATTTATATACGGGTTACCGCCTACCGAGCCGTTTACCGTGTCTACCCATACCGCGCCGTCTACGTATATACTATCGCTACCCTTTAGGGTAAAAATACGGTGAGCTATTACGCCGGTAGCGTCGTCGTATACGCTACATAAAACTTTATCACGACCAGTATTAAAAGCCGCGTCGGGAAAATCTACCCTTAATAAAAAGTAACCGGGATCGGTAGCCGTGGCGCTAAGGTAAAAAGCCTTTCCGGCGGCGAAAGCGTCGCTTAACGCCGTATGAGCCGAGAGCGTACCGGCTACGGCGGCGTCGTATGTCGCGCCCTCGTTTTTGCGGCTATAGCTGTACTTTAAATTTCCGATCGTTACTCGCGTTTGTAGCGCGAAAGTAACCGAGCGGCTCGTAGAGCCCGCTAATATATAATCTGTACTTGCAAAGTTACTCATTATTGAAAATCTCCTTTCAAGCCGCCGTCTAAGTTACCGACTAAGTTAACGGGTTTATCAAAAGTAACCACTAAATTAACTTGCCCGGCTGTACTGGTATCGACTACCGCTTTATAACCGTCGGGTATTGTATTTACTGTTAAACCATTATCCGTTAAAACATTATTATAATTAAATAGCCGGTACACGCCCGGCGCGAAACCCGCCCCGGCGGTTACGTTAAGTAAACCGTCTAGCTGTAAATCTGAGCCGCCGCCCGTGCCGATAACGTCCACGCGATCGCTCGACGTGCCGAGCGTAAAATTAATTATAGAGGTAGGTAATAAATCTAAACTGTGGCCGCCTACCGCCGCTACACTCAAAACCGCCGCGCTCGCGTCGCCGGGCGAAAGCGTAGCGTTATTAGCAATATTAAGATCGCCTTTTATTGTACCGCTACCGCCGATCGTCGCCCCGGCGGCTACGTTGATCTCGTCGTTATCGTACTGGCTACCATTAATAATTAATGTACCGTCGGTTACCTGAGTATTCCACCAATACAAATTATTACCGGTAAGCGTTAGTTTTCCCGTACCGATCTTTTCTATGCCGCCCTCAGCGCCCGATCCGCCGTCGTCTATAACGCCCTCGTATGTCGTGTCGGTATTATCGTTACCTATTTTTAAGCGGCTAACTTGGTTACCGTCTAGCCATACGTTACCGCCCGACGCGCCGCCGCCGGTTAGCGATCCTATGGTACATACATAGCCGTTTATATAAAGCTCGGTTTTGGCGCTATCTTTTAAATTAAAAGCCGAGCTAGACGATAGCGCCGTAGTGCTGTCGGCGATAAGCCGTACGTCGTTTACCGTGGTAGCGCCTGAGTACGTGTTATTTCCGGTAAATCTTATATCCGAGTTAGCGCTACCTAAATTAATAGTTATACCGCCCGTACCGGATATATCGCCGCTAACTAACTGATCGTTAGTCGGCTGATACCACGACTCTATAGTAAGCGTCGCGTTTAAAAGTATGTCGCCGCTGTACTCGCTACCAAAACCATTTTCTAAAACGAGCTTACCGGCGGCGCTGGAAACTGTCATATCGTTGGGGATCGTAGCCCGGTCTACCCATAAAATACCGCCATTCATAATAACAGTACCGCCGATCCCGAGCGGCGTTACGGTAAGCGGCTCGATCGTTATATTTCCAGCCGTGATCGTAGTATCGCCGGTATACGTATTAGTCGGCGGCGTACCGTCTAGCCCAAATTTATATTTACCCGTACCCGTTTTAGTTATTTGTAAGCTACCGCCGCCGCTTTCCGATATAACGCCCTGTATTTCGTTATCGCTATTATTACCGGTAAGTAAAGCGGTATGATTAACCGAGGCCACTTGGTTAAAAGTACCGGTAATTAAAGGCGCGGTAGTCGGGTTAATCGTAGCCGTACCGCCCGCGCCGCCGCCGCGTAAACTATAATCGAGAAATTTTACCTTATACCCGTTAGCCCCGGTATAATTCATTGTAGATTTACCGTGATTTATAAACGGGAATTGTACAGTATTACCAGTATTCGATCCGTTATTCTGTACGTCGATCGTACCGGTTTGGCCTGAGTTAATTAATACATTATTTGAAAAAACGATCGTACCGTCGTCGCCCGTTCCATTATGTTTTACCCTTACCTCGCCGCCGTTAACTACGATTTGACCTAGCCCGAAAGCTTGCGTATTAGCGATCCCGACTACCCTACCTTGAAACGCTTTTAATTGCCCGGTAAAAGTATTAGTACCTAATAATCTTAAGTTATTATTGCCGCCCATACGTAAGTTACCCGAGCCCGAAATAACGCCGCCTAGCTCAATACTCCCGCTCGTAGTATTCATATAATTATCGCCGCTCGAAAGCGTGATATTACAGTTTATAGTTTGCTTATCGTTATCGAGGTTATATATAGCGCCGTCAAGATCGAAAGCGTTACCGCCCACGGTAAACGCGCTCGCGCCGGGGTTAAAAGCTATATCGCCCCACTCAGTACCGGCGGCGTAATCGTTATTTGGCGTTAGCCGGGTACTACCGCCGAAAGACAAATTATCGCTTTCGTTAGGCGCTACGTCGTTATTCCAATTAGCGCCTGTAGTAAAATTGTTATCGCCGCCGCCGCCGTCCCATGTTTTAGTTTCCGGCGCTCTTCTAAATGTAGCGTGTACGCCGCCCCAATCGGTAGACGCGCTATAAGTTAAAGCCGATCCATACGAGCCCTTAGCGCCTTGTATACGATCCTCAGATTGGGCGTACGTGAGATCGTTACGTAGCGTAAAACCCGCGCCCGCCGTAGCCGTAGCCGTGTTATACGTAGCGTACCCGGCTACTATTAACTCGTCGTTATGGTTTAACGTAGAGGCGGGCGTAGTAAACGACGTACCCGTACCGGTATTGTCGCCCACTTGATCGAGGGGATCGGTTAAGTGAGCGCCGCTATATTCGTGTACTATAATTTGCCGGTAAGTATGATCGCCGTTAAAGTCGGCTGTAACTACATTATTAACGTAGCCAGTAATATTTTTCGCGTACCATATTTCTACGTACCCGTCGTCGGTAGCTATGTAGTCGCTATTAGTCGCCTTTACAAAAGTATTACCGGCTAGATCATTTACGGCGGTTACCGCGCCCGTCGCGTTTTCCCACGCCGAGATCATAACTACCAATAAGCGCCCGGCGGTATGGGTTTGTTGGGCGCTCGCTATCTCGTCGTCTAAACCGGTTTGGTAGCCTTGCGCGGTGTTTTGGAAAGCTATAGCCATTAGCTTACCGCGTTAGAGGTTACGATCCTTACGCCGCTCGACGCGTCGATCTCTTTTGTATACTTATCAGCTATAGCCGTTACTTTCTCGCCCGCTACTTTTACCTCGCTTAAATCGTCGCTACCGCCGATCTCGACCTTAGCGCCCGTTTTAATATCGGGGTAAGGGTAGCGGCCTTTTATATCGACGCCCTTTTTAATAACTATTTCGATCTCGATCATTATATAAATTTACTCCACTCGGGCTTATGTACAAAATATTGCGAAAGGTTTTTACCGCGCTCAGCTAATAATTTCGGGGTATGTAATAAAGCTTGCTCGCCGTTGTTATTATCCAAAACCTCAGCGATCCCGCTTAAATCTTGACCATTCCAGATCGCCCAATAATTAGAGTACCCAATACCCTTAAGCACGGGGATCGGCGATATACAAAAAGTATCGGTATCTAAATAAAGCGTGTTAGGGTTTCGGGCTAGCCAGAATAGCCGGGCGTAATCTGAAAACCAGATCGGATCGGTAATATCTACATTAAATATTTTCAGGTTTTGCCAAACCTCGTAAGCGTCGATTACCTCAAAGCCGAAAAATTCTTTTAGTGTAGTAATAACTTTAAAGTTAGCGCCGGGGTATACCTCTACCGCGCGCCGTATACATTTTAAGCGCCACTCGTAAAGCGGCGATCCTACGGTAACCCATATAAATAAAATATCCACTATTCGATCGGCCTTAAAATAAAATTAACTTTATGCTCTAAGGTATCTATCCGCGATCTAAGCGGCTCGGTATATTGTTTTACGATCGGGCGTACGGCGGGCTTGATACTCGGGATCACTACTTTATTTAAAATAAACGTACCGAGCGTCGCTATTAACGCCGTGAGCGAGCCCCATACGATTAATATACTACGCCAATTACCTACAGCGTACCATAGAGCCGTTAAGATAAATTTAAATTGCTGTTTTTCGTCGTGTTTATATTTTTTCATTTACCCGGTATTTTTAAAAGCCATTGTACTAATAAAAGCATAGACGGCACAAGGATCATTAACGCCACTTTCCAGAGTATACCATTTATAGCCCTTTGCATTTCTCCGATCCCGTTCCAAATTAAACCTATATCTTTCTCGTTACGATCTATTTTTACGCTTTGCTCGGCTTGAGTATTTTCAACTTTATTCAATCGCCGCCCCAATCCATTAATAGCCGCCTCGCTCAATATCAAACCTCGATCATAACAAACTTAACGCCGCTAAAAAGATTATCAGCCATTTTCGTTACGCGGGTACGATCTACCGGTTTCGGTATTACGCTGTACTCGTCATACGCTACGGCGCTCGTATACATATAGAGCGGTAGCGCTACCCGGTTAGTTTTGAAATAGTTAAACCAATAATCTAGCGTATCTAACTCGGCCTCGGTTATATGCGAGTAGGTTAAAACAAACTCGCGCTTTACGTAGAGGCAATCGTATTTTAAAGTACCGTCGGCGGCGCGCTGTTCTCTTGAGGTATCTTTTTTAACGATCGTAGTCTTACGGCCAAAGGGCGACAGCTTGCCCGTCGAGCCGGTAGTACCTAAGTATATGTCCCACTCAATAGCCATTATTGAAAGCCCTTTCTTTGGTTTTCCGCGATCCGTACCGTGTCTAAGCGGCGCTCTAATTCTTTGATCCCGCGATCGTCGGCTATCAGCGTACCGACTTGTAAATAGGTATTACCGCCCGCCGGTACACCCGCTAACGCGGGCTCGGGCGCGCCGAAAGTCGGTAACTCGATCTCAGTTAGTTTATCTAAAAGCCCGTCGATAAAAAGATCGATCCCGCTCTCCAAAGGTAATACTAGCTCGGTTTGATCCCGCTCGCCGACCTGGGCTAAGACGCCCTCGGGGCTACCCTGGATTAAGCCGCCCTCTTGAAAGGGTAACGGCGTGGTAGCCACAGCGACGCCCTCAGCCACGCCGAGCGCGCCGACAAGGATCGCAAGCGGTATATTGGGTAAAGCCTCGACAACAGCCGACGCGGTGTTAATAGCTATGTTAAAAAGCGCGGCGACTTTCTCACGGATCGCCCGTTGCCTTTCCGCTTTTCGCCTTTCCTTTTCGGCGTCGGCTTGTATCTTAGCGATCGCCCTTTCCTTTGCCTCTTCGGTCATACCGGATCGCTCTATGGCGGCGATCTTTTTCTGCTCTTCCAAGTCGATACGCTTAAGCCGGTTATCGGAAAACGTAGCCAGTATCGAATTAAGCTTATTACCGATCTTAGACGCCTCGCGCAAGCCCTCTTTTAAATTCCGCTCTTTTTTCTTCTTTTCCTCGTCGGCTAGTTTATCTTTAAGGGCGGCTATTTTTAGCGCGTAAAGTTCCTCGACGGCGTATATATCAGCGTTAAGCATTTCGGCGATCGCGAGCTTTTGATCACGCTCAACTAATAGCTGATCCATTTCGTCAAGCTTTAATTGATTAAGTTGATCTTGTACGCCTTTCTCAAAGTCTAAACGATCTTGCGCGCCGGTATTTACGATCTCGTTTTTCTTTTCCTCGCTCTCGCTTTCTTCCTCGTTTAAATCCGTTTGGGTTTGGGTTTTCTTTATTTGCTCGTCTTTTAAACCGAGTAGCTCTTTAGTCTTTTCGATCTGTTTACCTATAGCCTCGGTCATGGCGTCGGTTTTAGTTACTTGCTCGTTAAGCGCTGTCGTTTGCTGTTTCTGTTTAGCCAAGTCTTTATACATGGCGGCTTTGAATAACAGTATATCGATCTTAGCCTGTTTTATTTTCTCACTAAAGCCCGGTATAATCCTACCCGCTACCTCTATAATGTCGAGCGCTTTAAGCATACCGTCGGCGACTTTTTGAGCGATCCATGTTACGGCCTGGGCTATAACGAGCGTAACCTTAGCCCAAATCGCCTCTACCTGAGCGCTGAGCGTATCCCATTGGGTAACCCAAACCCACCCCAACGCGATCAAGCCCGCGATTATAAGAGTTACACTTAGTATCGACGCTTTAATAGTAAAGAGCGACGCGCCCCATAAAGAGGTACTCGTTTTAAGCGCGACAAAAACCGGTACTAAAGCTTTAGCCGCTATCATAAGTTTACCTACTAAGAATACGATCGGGGCGATAGCGGCGGCGATCAGTACGAGCCCTTTAACCGTTTTTTTACTTTGAGCGTTTAGGCTGTTATACCATTTACCCACTTTCTCGACAGCCGTAACAATCTTATCTAAAACCGGTATTAATACCTTACTGCCAAGCTCGGCAAATTTACCGGTAGTTAAGCCTACGGCAATTAAACGATCTTTCAATAATCCGAGTTGATCCCAAAAGTTTTTAAGCTGTTTTTTCGCTACCTCGTCGGTAGTCCCGGCGGCGTCGCGTAAGCCTTTCTCGTATTCCCGTATGGCGTCGCTCGTACCGAGTAAGGCCATAGTCGCGTTAATACTCTTTTCGGTAAAGCCTAATTGCATAAGGGTAGCTTTCTTACCCTCGTCGCTCATACCCATTAAAAGACCCTCAAGATCGCCGACGATCTCGGCCATATTTTTCATTTCGCCGTTACTATCGAAAACCTCGACGCGGGCTTTTTTGAAAGCTGTCTTATTATTGATCGCGGCCTTTTGTAGATCGCGCATAGATATATTTAAAGCCTCGCCCGCCGCCGCGCCTTTCAAACCTTGATCAGCGTATACGGCCAGTACCGCCGCGCCCTCTTCTATATCCTTGCCGAGCAAACGCAAGGCCGCCCCGGCTTTGTTCGTGAGGCTTTCGCTAAACTGCTCTACGGTAGCGTTAGCGAGCGTATTAGCTTTTACGAGTACGTCGCTTACCCTTTGCATATTTCGCATAGAGGTAGCGGTATCTTTTGACGACAAGCCGAGCGCGCTTTGAGCGTCGGTTAGTAAATCAGTAGCGCGGGCTAAATCAAACGCGCCCGCCTGGGCAAACTTGGCGACCTTTGGTAAAGCGGCTACGCTTTGGGCGGCGTCAAGACCCGCCGACGCGAGGAAAAAGTAAGCCTCGGCGGCCTCTTTGGCACTGGCCGACGTTACCTTAGAAACGTCGATCGCGGCTTTCTTCATTTCCTTTTCCATGCTCTCGGAAAGATCGCCCATGATCGCCGTGGATCGTGTCATAGCCTTATTAAAATCAGCGCCAAATTTTACGAGCGCGCCGCCCGCGATCGCTAACGGCAAAGTAAAACCTTTCATTAAAGTTTTACCCACGGCCACGCCGCGCCGCCCCATTTTATCCATTTCGCGTTGTACCTTGCGGGCTTGCCGATCGATCTTCTTTAGCTCTTTGTTGGTCTTTTCAACCCCGGCCATACCGATCACGCCCCAAAGCTTGAATAGTTCTTTACCTACGGCCATATTATGATCCCGCTTTTTTAGCTTTGTTTATGATCTTTTGTACGTTTGACATAGCCCGATCGGCCTCGCGTTTCAAATCGTCCTTTGTAATTTTCCGCTCGCTTGATAATCCTAAATTTTTTAGATACTTATTCCACGTCGGTAACTTATCGGTATGAGCGGCGAGCGTTTGCCAAGCGCAAAACGCCGCCGCGATAAGCCGATCCTTTTCAATACGCCGCCGCTCTTTAAAAATATACTTGCCTCGAAAATCAAGATCGCTGTAAAGTAATTGATCAAGTTGATCCTCGGTTAAGTTATCATGAAAGCGTACGGCGCTTTCGGTTTCCGTTGTTATACTATTCAGCCTCGGATCAACTTGTATAGCGCCGAGGCTCGCGTAAAAAAATTGTTAAAGCCTTTCTGTTTTATAAGCTCGTCGATTATATGTACCTCAATATCGAACGGTAACGCGTCGTAAGCGTCGCGATCCGTACAGCCTATTAAATCCATAAACCACTCGGCTACCTCGGCCTCTACCCACTCAATAAGCCCGGCCATAACAGATTTTACGAGATCGTAAATCTGATCCGTGGCGGGCTCGGCCTGGGCGTCGGCCTCGTCGTCGGCCTTGCTACCCGGTAACATTTTGGTTAACTCCATGTTACCGGATCGCTCAGCGAAAAGCTTTATAAGCTCAGAAAGTTTTTTTCTGTCTTTGCGCGTGAGTACCCTAACGTCGGGGTACTCTTCTTTATTTTCTTTTGTCATAATAGTTTTGTCCTTTTTGTTGATTTGTTATGAGCTACTATTAATTAGGCCAATAAATCGTCCACGGTTCGGTGTCGTCGTCTGAGCCGAGATCAGCCGGATCAAAGTGAGCCGTAAAAGTCATAGCTATAACGCCCTCTTCTTTGTCGGCAAAAGTAAGCTCAAAGTTACCGTCGGCGATCACGTTGTCGAGTTTTATAGCCATGCCGTCGCTATCGCCGGAAACTTCGCCGACGATCGTTATATCGCTCATAAAGTCGCCGTCGGCTACCGAAAAGTCGGCGCGGCTGATAGCGTCCCAATCGGTTTCAAAAACCGACGAGCTAGAACCGACTAAAGCCCGCTTGAGATTGGCTAAAGTATGCTCGATAAAGTTAACGGTAAGCGTAGCTTTGATCATAGTGATCCGGCGGCTACCCTTAACCACGCCGCGCGCGCCGTCTACTTCCATGTCTTTGATCTCTTGCTCGATCGTGAGTTGTGAGCCGCCCCGAGTAGCGCCTAACAGCGTACCCAAAGAGGCGAAATTTGTAAAGCCGGTATACACCGCGCCCGCGTCGATAATAAAGCGTTTGTATGTATCGGCTGTTATCCCGTGTTTCCGTGCCATAATATGATCCTCCGGTTAATTGTTATGTAGTTATGTAGGCCATAGGATACGCCACGGCGGCGATCCAAAGCCCGTTGATTCTTTATAAAAGGCTGAAAAAATCCACTTGCTAACGCTCTCGCTTTTATCCTTAAAAGTAAAACTTAAATCTTTTTCGGCGATCGGGTTATCTAAAATAATAACCACGGGTGAGCCCGAGCCGGAAAGCTCAGCCAGTATTGCAATATTATCTAAGCTATGTACCGCCGCGCTATCCCACTCGGTTTCGTCGATCGTTACATAGCCGCCCGACGGGGCGCTTACATTTGAGTTAGGGATCGCGAGAGCTAAGTTATCCTCGTCTAAAGAAATAATACTTACCGTTAACGATACCTTAACGCCGACTAAATGCTTTTGCCCGACGACTTGCCCCGGTATACCCTCGTAGGGTGTTTCTTTATACGTGGGCATACGTTTAAATACTGAACCGCCCCTGGTAGCGCCTAACAACGTACCCGGCGATCCGACGCTTACGAAATCGGTATACACCGCGCCCGCGTCGAGTAAGAGCTTGTCGTAAGTATCGCTTTGTATGCCGTGTCGTCTTGCCATATTTTTTTTAGTCGTCTACTAGTATAAGATCAAAGCCGCCCGTAGCGCCCGACGTGGCCGACGTTTCGTAACACTCTATTTTAATGTCGGTTTTTTCCGGTAACGCCCCGGCGGGTATGCCGTACCGGTATTGCCACCACGACGATCCAATATTTATTAAGGCTATATGCCCTTTAGTTTGCCAAGCCCCGTCGCCGCCGTTATTGGGGCGCGCTTTCCATTTAAAAGCGGCGTCGTTACCGTTTTTATCGTCGTTTTGTACGGCGACGTAGCCCTTAATAAAATAGGCCGATTTCCCGGCGGGTACGGTGTATATGGCTTGTTGTGTTTGCCCGTCGTCGGCGGCTATGTAAGCCCCGATCGGCGTGTCGCTAGTATCGCGTATAGCTATGTCGCCCTTATTAATTTCGTAGCTACCGGCTGTCATAACGACCGCCCTATACATACGTATATATCTATTAGTAAGTAATACCGGCGTAGTACCGTCTAAAGTAACCGTTTCGTTAATTTCTAACCAATTACTATCTAGCCCGTATAGCATAACCGTCCAAGCCCCCGTACCGGCGTCGGCGTCGGCGGCGCTGTCGCTCACTATTTCCATAACGCGGGCGGTATCGGGATAAAAAGCGTAAGTACCGCCCCCACTCCAAACATCTTCGCCCGTCGTAGCTACCGCCGGGTTATGTCCAAATTTGTTTATAGAAGAATGGCCGGGTATATTACCCTTAGCAATATCAAAATAAATATCTACGATCCCTCTGTAGTGCTTATCGCCGCCGTAAGCCAGCGCCGCTAAAATCAAAATAAAAAATAAATTTTTCATAATTCCCCCTATGGTCTGCTTATGGTTTCCTCAGCCCACTTTTTACGCCCGGCGCGAGCGCTGAGCCTTACTACGCCGTGACGTATTTTTACGTCGCTATTTTCTACCTCGCGGTAATCCTCGTAATATATGCGGATCGCCTGGAAACGCCCGCCCGCGTCTACGCGGATCAAAGCGCGATCGCAAACAAACTCGATCCGCTCGGCGATCTCTCTTATCTCTACGCCGCTCTCTTGCCGGTGATATATGTCTAAAACAATATCGAAACCCGACGCGGCTAAATTTTCGACGGCGATCTTATCTATGTCGAAAACAATATAAGGCCGCTCGGCCTTTTGCGGCGCGGCGCTTGAAAAGATCGCCGGGTTACCCGAAAACGTAGAAAGCAAGCTTTGTAAATCGCTGTCGGCGGCTAATAAATTTATAAGAGTTTTTTCAAACATTTTACGGCCAGTATTCCTTAGACATAATAGCGATAACGCCGGGCTCGGCCTCTACCAAAGAGCGGTAAACAAAAGGCCGCTTATTACGGCTTTTACCGTCGCCCCAACCAAATTCTAATAGATGAGCTTTCCAATCTTTAGAGCCCACCAAAACCGCGCGCTCATTTCTGAGCATTTTCATACCTATATTACGCCGCGTTTTTCCGGTTCGCTTTGCCGGGTAACCGCCGGGCGTACTCACGCCTTTTTTACTTATGTTATCGCGCATAACCTTAACCGCATAGCGCCCGGCTTGGCGACGGCGTATAAACTCGTTACGATCAATATCTTTTATAATGTCGTCGGTATTAAGGACAAGGCGCGTATTTTGCGTTTTTATTATCGTACTCATTTATGGCCGCCTTTCCTCGGCGATCATAAATTGTACAATGTCGCGCTCTTGTATGTCTTCCAAGGTATGTATATAGAAATAGCGCGTATTTCCGGCGTCGTCCCATACTACGCGCCCGACCTCTTCTATAGGGATATTAGAGCGGGATCGTATGTAGTGGGTAGCCTTGATATTCCATGATCTCATTTCTGCGCGGCGCTCGGCCTTGATTGGTAATATCTCGCACGGTATATTAGTACCGCCGTCTATGTTAGCCCAAACCTCGGTAAAGCCGCCCTCGTCGTCGGGCGTTTCTGTTTTGTTTTGAAAATTTACATAGTGGCGGCAACGGCTCGCGAGGCTCTTCTTTTTTTCTTGCCTGTAATTGCTTCCAACTCGTAAAGCCATTAATAGATCGCCATTCTGTCGGGGCGTAACAGATCGTAAAATTCTCTCGGGATCGTGCCGCTTTCGCCCTCGCGGTTTTCGTACATATGCGTACAGTAAATGTATATAGCGTTTTTAACGCTGTCGGGTACGGCGTCGGCGCTGTCGCCGTAGCCAGTTTTAAAGTCGATTATAACGCCGTTAATAGGCCGTAGGGAAACCGTCGGCCAACTTACGCCGTCGTTAAGAGCTAACCGGCCTACTTCGCTATTTGTATCGACAAAATAGTTACTATCGCTAAACTCGGTTTCGGCGTCGTCTACGTCGTAATACTTAACAGACTCGACGCTAACTAACGGCGGCCTGGGGAAAAGGATCGGCGTCGCCGGGAAACTATCGTAAGTCATACGGTAAACTTGCTCGACATATGATCGGTGCTGATAATCTTCGGCAAGCTTGCGGGCGGCCTTGATCCACTGTTCTATAATGCTGTCTTCGACAGAGTGAGCGACGCGAGCGTAAAGCTTAACCTCGTCGGCTGTAACCGGCTCTACGCTCGCGGCTGTCTCAATGCGGTAAAATCTCACGCTCATTTAGCTATATCCTTAGCGCTAAAAAAGCGGGATACCGCCCCGGCGATTTTCAAAAAGACCTGATCGCCGTCGTTTGTCTTACGCTCAGCCGTGCAAAGGCCGGTATATTCCTTACCGCTTGACAGCTTAATAGTAAGCTCTTGCCCGACGTATTTAGCTTTGGCCTTAGACTTTTTACCGGTCTTTGGTTTGTCGGTCTTAGGCGCGTCGGCTTTCGTTTCCGGCGTCTTTTCTCCGCTCGCCGGTTTAGCGGTTTTCGATTTTTCTTTTGCCATAGTGATCCCTTTCAAATAGGCCGCCGCCCTCGGTGTTAAGAGAGCGGCGGCGTTTTACAGTTCCTGGTTAGAAAGCTTTGGCTTTGGGTTTATTCCCCTTGCCCGCTTTCGTGGTAAGCGTCGTCGATAGCAAGAGCGCTCAGTATATTAGCGTCGTTGCTATTTCCGAAAGTCAAACCGATAAACTTACCGTCGGGGATCAGGATCGACGGTACGCAAAAACAGATCGTGTTAACGCTGTCGTCGTCGGTAAAAGTGTAGTCGATACCGTCGCTCGCCTCGCGCACGTCGTTAACAAAGATCGGCACGTTGTCGGCCAAATCTACGGCGTTAGTAAGATCGGCGTCGTCGCCGGTCTGTACGGTCAATTCCAGATCGGCGGCATTTGCCATAGTCACGATCGCGAGTATGCAAATACTGTTAGAGCCCTTGGTAGGCTGTACGCCTATGCTGTCGCCCGTGCCGGTAACTTGGCCGTTAAACAAAACCCGATCCAGAGTTTTAAGCTGTTCGGGTATAGTTGTAAGTGTTCTCATAATTTTACCTCTTTTGGTTTCAGGTTTTCAGGTTTTCAGTTTTAAAAAAGTTTAACTGGCCGGGGCGCTAAGCCCCGACCAATGGGTAGTTAAACTACGCCGCCCTCTCTGCTAAGGTGATGTAAGGCGAGGTAGTGAAAGTAGAAAGCGCCCGGCTTACCAGAGGCGTACGGGTGTATGGCGCGCCGTTAACCCGACGTATAAAACGGAAAGACGTTTTAGCCTTGTCGAAATCAACGTGGATACTCTGAGCAGTTTTCAAACCGCCCTTTGTGATCGCGATATAGTCGGACATATCGGCTAAAACAATGTCGCCGAGATCGCCGAGCGTGGCCGCTTGCTCGATCGGTATGATAGGCCGCCCCATAAGGGTAGCGTACGGCCTTTCGCTCGCGCCGCCCGCCGGTAAAAATACCGCACTACCGCCCGTACCTACGTCGAGCTTCATAAGCGGGAATTGCTCTAAAGCTTGCTGGGTGCAAAACCAGTTAGCGCGAGCCATGCGCGCGGCGGGCATACGAGCCCACATTTTAATAATGTTTTCGTATACGATCGTGTCGGCGCTTTGGCCGCCCTCTTTTGCTACCGTAACGAGCGCGCCGCTATTCATAATACCGAGCGGTTTACCGTTACCGTCGCCGTCAAAAAGAGCTTGATCCAAAGTAAAAGCCATTTCAGCCGGGAAAGCTTGCTGTACCCACGACGCGAGTAACGCGCTGTCTTCTAACATTTCGTCGGTAACAGAAACGAGCCCCATAATTTTAGCGAGCTTGAGATCGAGGTTACGAAATTTCGGCTGTTTGTATGTGCCGTCGCTACCCTCGCGTACCCAGTACACCGCGATCCCGCCAAAGCGTGATCCGTCGGCGCGGCTTTCCTCGTCTACCGCCGGTATGTTTGCAGTATTACCCATAATCTGCAATTCAGTTGCCCGGCTGTAAAGTTGGCTTTCGGCCATAGCTTGCTCTAACATACCGCCGATAAAATCGGGCGGGACTAAAAAGTTACCGTCTGCCCCGGTTTCGGTGTTAAGGCTTGCTTTAACGAGCCGGTCTTTGGCCTCGCCTACGCCGTACGCTGAGCGCGCAACGTCGCGCAACATATCGCCGAGGTGATCATACGGCTTTTTGGTTTTGGCCGCGTCGCCCGCTGTAACCTTGGCCGCGTCGCTGTCGGCGGCTTTGGCCGGTTCGTGTACGGGCTTGGCTTTGGGCTCGGGTATGGCCTTAGCCATAGCGTCGAGCTTGTCGGCCTCTTCTTTGGCGGCTTTCAAGCGGTTAAACTCGGTTTCTGCCGCGTCGTATTCTTTGCGCTCGTCTTCGGTGAAATCGCGATCCTCGGCCTGGGCGGCGTCGTAAAGCTTTTTCATAATGGAAAGCTGAGCGTTCATTAATTTTGTGAAATCCATTTTTTAGACCTCCCGGTTATGCCTTAAGCATATTTAACGTATGCCTGTGGCGTGTTGATAATGGTAAATTGTTTTTGGGTTTATGTTCGTTAAACTTAGCTTTTGGAAAAGCTTTAAAGCGTTTCAGTTCAACCTCTACGTTATTAAATTCCACGTTGTCGCCTTTGTAACAAGCGGCGATCTTTTGCTCTTCTAAAAGCTCGTCGGCAAAGCCAAGCTCGGCGGCCTCTTCGCCGCTAAGCCACGTTTCCGCGTCGAGTAATTCTTTTAGCTTGTCAACCTTTAAACCGGTCTTGGCTTGGTACGTGGGGATCAAGGTGCTTTCTGTAATCTTGTCGAGCTTGTCGGCCATGTCGCGCATTTCGTTAGCGTTGCCCGCGATCATACTCCACGGGTTATGGATCATAAGCATAGCGTTAGAGGGCATAACGACACGATCAGCCGCTAGGACAACAAGCGACGCGATACTAGCCGCTATGCCGTCTATATACGCTGTAACGGGCTTGTTAATACGCTTAAGCTCATTATAGATCGCCACGCCCGCAAACACGCCGCCGCCGGGGCTATTGACGTATACGTTAACCTCGTCTACGTCTTTAAGCTTAGCCAGTTCGTCTTTTATGTCGGTGGGCGTTACCTCGTCGCCCCACCACTTGAAATCGTCGATCTCGCCATAAATATAGACCTCGCCGATCGTAGCTTTCGCGATTACTTCAAACCATTTACTCATAATTTCCCCTTGTTGTCGGCCTCTTCCATAAGGCGTTTTACCGTGTCGCTGATCCGATTGTCGATACTGTTAGCCGCGTTAGCGTCGGGCTCAGTACCCACCGGGATCATATTTAGCGGCTGTAAGTGGGTGTCGCCGTCTTCTATGCTATTGAGATTAAGCATACGCCGCACGTCGTTAATAGAAAACCAACCCCATTGTATACCCTTAGAAAAGCTATCAGCCATAGCCTTGCTATCGCCGCGTAAGAGCGCGGCCATGTTGTACTCTAAATAGTACCCGTCGGCGCGTTGCTTTGGCGTTAATAGTTGGCTGTTTATGTTATCCTCGACCCGCTTAAAGTGGGGTAACATAGTATACATAACAAACTCAAGGCTTTGCATTTCGATATTATTAAAGCTCGACTTTTCCAAGTGTTGTACTAAGTGGGGCGGTACTCTGAAAAAGCGGCATATATCCTCGACCTGGAATTTTTTACTATTCAAAAGCTCGGCGTCGATCGGGTTAATCGTAAGCGTTTTATATTTCAAACCGTCTTCTAAAAGCATAGGCCGCCCGGCGTTGTGTAAGCCCTGGTAGCGATCCTCTAAATCTTTTTTCAGCCGGTTAAAAGCCTCGTCCTTAAAAAAAGTTTCGGTTTCAAAAACGCCGGTAGGCGTCGCCCCGTTGTCATAAAATTTTTGCCCGAATTTTTCGTAAGTAGAGCCGAGCCGGATCGTAGCGCTCGCGTACTCTAAAATCGACATACCTATAAAACCGTCTACGCTACAGTTAGGTACGTGCAAAACCTGATCGCGATTAAAAATAACTTGTTGGCCTTGGCCGCGTACCCGATACTTTAACCGGCGATCCTCACGATCGCGGTATATATCGACGTTCTCATATGGTATTTGCATAAAGCCCGCGATCCGCCGCCCGTCCATAATACGCTCGGCTACAAAATTACCGCCAAGGTTTAACTGATACATTAAACACTCTTGAAAATTAAAACGGCTCGTTTCGTCGTTTGGGGCGTAGTGCAAAATGGGGAAAAGCCCGGTGTCGTTTGTAACCTCGCGATCGCCGTTGTCGAGCTTTTTATATTCGTGTATTCCAACGCTCGCGAAAGTTTCCGCGAGTACCCGGTTACACGCAAAAAAGACGCTGTACCTCAGCGCCGTTTCCTGGTCTAATCCGGTAAAGCTGTCGGGTACGTCGTTACCCTGTAGCCAGTCTTGTACGTACTTCTCAAAATAGGTTTGAGAAAATACGGCCTTAACTCTCTGAAAAAATTTCAACCTAGACTCCTCATTCCCCGGCTACCATAAACGCCGCCGAGCGTGTCGGCGATCATGGCGCGTACATAGCCGTTTATTATTGCCGCGATTGGATCGATCCTTTCTGTAGACTTACTCTTATTTAAAAGTATGTTCATATTCCGATCCACTATATCGACTACCGCGTTACCGATAGCCCACGCTATTACCGGGTTTCCGTCGTGTACTAAATTTTTCTCATAAACCTGGTTTCTAAAATCCTTAGTCGGTTCGCTTAGTGTCTTGATCCCTTGTACAATATTTACGACCTCGTAGCCCTCGGCTATCAAATCGTTAGCGATTTGGATCGAGCCCCACGGATCGACGCAAAATTCCTGAATAACTCCATTTAGCCGTAATATAGTCTTTTTTACCCAATCCACAACAACTTTATAATCCACTACCGCGCCTTTCGTGAGGGTGATCCAACCTTCATTTTTCCATAGATCGTACGGTACTAAGTCGGTTTTCATTTTTGCAGAAAACGTATTTTCAGGCATAAAGCTATGTCCAATTACGGCGTATACTCCATTTAATGGGAAAACGAGCCCGGCGCTCGTTAAGTCGTTTTTGGCCGATAAATCGAGCCCGACAAAACAAGCCGCGCCGTTTAAATCTGGCAATTCTCCACGGCAAGCCGACCAACGTAAGAGCGGCATATAGCCCGCGTCGCGTTGGTTAACCCAAATATTCATATGCTTTGTATAAAAATTTCTGAGCTTGTCCGGGGCGGCCTTGGCCTCTTCAGCGCGTTTTCTTAAAAAGTCTACGCCCTCGGAATAGCTACATACGATCGGATTAGCCTTGATCCAATTATCCTCGTTAAAAGGATCGTCGAGTAAATCGCCCGGCGCTACTTTTTTGCCGTCGGCTAAAATTATATCCTCGCTCGTCGTGTTAATTTCCAATTCGTGTATATCACAAAAGACGCTTTCTAAATCGGTGTCGTCGTGGGGATCAAGTACGCGGGAAATCATTTTATATTCAGTAGTGTAACACGGGTTATTTAGATCAAACCCGGCGGTAGTTATGATCCCTAAAAGCGGCTCGGGGCGAGCGCCCATACCGCTTTCGATTATGTCGTAAATCTCGGTAGTGGGGTGGGCGTGGTACTCGTCGATACAAGCGGCCTGAGGGTTAAGACCGTCGCCCAGTTTCCGATCTTCTTTGCTCATAGCGCGGCAAAATGATCCGGTTTTTAAATGGTTAATTTTATGGTAGCTCTCTTTCCATTTTCCATTTAATAATTTACAGCCCTGGAGTATCGCTTTCATTTCATTATAAACGATCTGGCTTTGCTCGCGCTTTGTGGCCGCGCAATAAACCTCGGCAAGACCGCCGCTAAAAACCATAAGCTCGTACGAAAGTAGAACCGCGAGTAATTGGCTTTTAGCATTTTTGCGGCCTACCTGGTAATAGAATTTTTGAAAGCGGCGGTAGCCGGTAGCGCTGTAATAAAAGCCGTATATATTGGCGACTATAAACACTTGCGATATATCCAAATCGATCGGCTTGCCGGTTAATATTCCTTTGGTATGCTTAAACAATGCCGCCCATTTTATAACGTGTTCAACGCGATCCCATTTGTAAATAAATTTAGAGCCCCGTTTTTTCGTGGCCTCGTAGTCTTTTAAAAATCGTATACACGCTTGCTTATGTTTAGTACAGCAGTTTATTTTACCGGCGATACAATCGCGGCAATATTGGATCAGTTCTTTTAGCTTTTTACTCATACGTCAAAACCGAGATCGCCGATCCCGTCGGGCTCTTTTGGCTTGCGTTTGATCGGTAACGTGCGTACCTTGGCCGCCGGATTAAGGAAAATACGATCCTCAATGTCGAGGATCGCTTTAAGCTTGCGGTTTATTTTGTCGTCAAGTTTTAAGAGGCCGTCGAGGCGTGTAAAATATTCCATGATATTATAAAGCCGCCGCGAGCGCGCCCGGCTGTAATCGTCGTCGGTAATAGCTAAAATCTCGTTGGTGTCGTCGTCGGGGAAATCGAAAGCCGAAATTTTCCGGCGCTGTTCGGATAATTGCCAATACTCTGAATACAAAATACAGTAGCGAGCGATCGCGCCCGTGTCGGTATTGCTCACCACGGTAAGCTGAGCGTCGCGGTAAATCTTAACGACCTCGCGCCACTTCTTTAAGGCCAGTTTATCTTTTTTAATGTCGGCGGGCGCGGTAAAATTCAAATCGCCCATTGTGATCTCGGCGTCGCCCCGTGCGGCAAGCTCGGCCTCGCTCAGCTTGTTTTTATTCCCCTGGTAAACTTGTAGGCTTACCGGCTGTCGCTTTGCCGCGCCGCTCATATGGCCGCCTCTATACAGCCCGTGCCATATAGGCCGGGGCGTATAACAAAGCTCATATCGTAAATCGGAGTTTGCATACAGAAAAG